ATTTTTTTAATTCTAAAATGTGTTATATATTTGTACTGTAAGAAACAAACAAACCTTTAAAAAAAACAATTATGAATTATTTAGATTTTGTAGTAACAATCGTAAAGTCAGAAATTAAATTATCAAAAGACCAAATGCAATTTGCTTATTTGATGTTTTATAAAACATTTAATGAAACACCAATACAAGCCGCGAAAAGCGTTTTACAATTAGACAATTTATAAAAACATTAACCGGCGCGTTTCGGCGCGCCATAATTTTAGAACAATGAAAACAAAAACCGGATTAACTATCATACACGACGGCAACCGCGTCAACGTGTACACACAAGACGAAATGCGAAAGCATAATGACGACAACAAAATTGAAACGTGGATTTCAAGCGTTTTAAGCTACTTAAATATAAAAAGATGAGTAATATCCCAAATCATTACGATAACGGCTTAAAACACGATTTAATTGACGTCATTGCGTCATATGAATTAAACTTTAATCGTGGCAACGTTTTAAAATACGTTGTTCGCGCCGGAAAAAAAGACAACGAAATTCAAGATTTAGAAAAGGCGCTCGACTATTTAGAACGCGAAATATATCATTTAACAAATAAAATAGACATCAAAAATTTTTAATTATGTGGGGATTAGATTATATACCAGGCGACGAACCGGAATTTGAATGCGCCGTTTGTGGAACACCAATGTTTGAAGACGCCGGAATTTGTTCAAACGCGTGCTTTGAAGCCGATCAAATGTAACATTATGAAACAAAAATTTATTAAATTTTTCTTAACATTATTATTTGGGGCGTTTGCGCTGCGTCAAATAATGGTTTACAACGAATTGCCAACGGCGATATTTTTATTAATTTTATCATTATGCATCGCATTGGCTAACGACAATTAAATTTCATAATTTAATTTTATTGGTTTATGTTTAAAAGTCGGTCATTAATTTGGTCGGCTTTTTTTTATAACTTTACATTATGAACGCAAACGTTTTTGGGTGTTATACTGAATATCTATTCGCAACAAAAGCAATGGAAAACGGTTTGTTAGTTTCTTTTCCTTTGCTGCATTCGTCGACTTATGATTGCATAGTTGATTCGCCAAATGGTTTATTAAAGGTACAAATAAAAGGTATTAACGAAAAAAACCGAACGCGGAATCGCATTCAATTGGTTTGTCGAAATAAAAATAAATATAAAAAAAAGGACGTGCATTTTTTCGCGGTCTATTCAGCAGAACGCAAAGGTTTTTTTATTTTCAAAAACGACGGCAAAATTCAATCATTTACGGTTGGATTGGAAAAATATTCAAAATTTTTTAATAACTTTGCATCAATGTAAGTTTTCATTATTGTTTTCTATTCTTCTGAAAAGGCGTCACAAATTAATGTGGCGCTTTTTTTTTATCTTTACAAAAAATTAAAGGTTATGCAATTAAAAATCAAACAATCAATTTTGCGAGGTGGTAAACGTTATAATGAGGGCGACAAAATAGAGTTGCCCGATCACATTGCAAAAAATTGGATTGCCAAAGGTTTAGCTTCAAAAGTTAGCAAAAAGCAAAACAAAGAAAAAATCGAAACCAAAGAATTAAAGGTTGAATATATTGAAATAAAAGACGATGCGACAAATAAAGATTAATTCAACAACCGGCAATGAATTATTGACGGCGCAAAATGTTAAAGATTACGTTCGAATTGATACGTCAGCAGACGACAATATCATTTCCGCCATGATTACGCAAGCGCGCATTTGGTGCGAAAACTATATATCGCGCGACATTGTGCCTAAAAATAGAACGTACTATATTGACGCAACCAACGGAATTTTTGATTTGCCATTTGGTCCAATTGCAAGCGTTGAGGAAATAACCATTGACGGCACCGCATCAACCGATTATGAAATTTTAGGTTTGGACAATGAAACCATTGAATTAGATCAAGGACCGGCCGAACGTGTAAAAATAACATATATAACAACCGGAATTGATGACGCGTTGATTAAACAATCAATGTTGCAATTAATTTCAACGTATTACGACAATAGAAGCGATTTTGTGACCGGCAATATTTCAGAAATACCAACGACAACAAAACAAATTTTAACGTCTTATAAATCAATGTTTATATAATGAACGCCGGAAAATTAGATTCTAAAATAACAATCAAACGTTTAACAAAAACGCCGGACGAATTCGGAGGTTTTAATTCGACATTGTCGGAGGTTGCAACGGTTTGGTGCCATTTAACAGAAATTAAAGGCGAAATAAACGACAAATTTGGTAAACGTGAACAAGACGTCCAGGTTGAAATAACAATGCGTAAAAACACCGCCGATTTAATTAATATAGGCGACATTTTCACATTGGAAAATCAAACGCAAAAATTTAGAATAAACAATAAATTCGAATTTGATTTGGATTTTTACACAAAACTATTGGCGACAAAATCGGAATAAATGAACGTAAACATTAAAATAAATCAAAACGATTTAATGAAATTGTCTAAAAAATTAGACAAAATGCGTGCGTTTGAATCCAAAAAATTATCCAATGAATTAGGAAAAACCGGTTTAGAAATTGTGCGTTTGGCAAAACGTGCGGCGCCGGTTGATAAAGGCGCATTAAAACAATCCATTAGTACACAACGAAGCGGAAAATCCGTCAATGTTGTAGCGGCTGCAAATTACGCGCCTTATGTTGAATTTGGAACCGGTGGTTCTGTTGATTTAACCGATATGACGGAATTAGGTATTCCGGAAAGTTACGCGGCACAATTTAAAGGCAAAGGAATTAAAGACGTTAATTTGCCGGCGCGTCCGTTCTTTTTTAGTTCGGCGCGAATTGGGTTTAAAAATTTATTAAATCGTCTAAATGGCGAAATACAAAAAGCAATTAAATAATGTTAGAAGCTATCCATTTTGTACGCAAGGCAATCATTGCAAAATTAAACGGTAACGTTACAATTGACGGATCGAACGTTCCGATTTATGGACGCGTTCCAACAAATTCAAGTTATCCATTTGTCCGCGTTTATTCAGTTTCAAACGACGAAACGGACCAAAATCAAAGTTCGTTTAATATTGAAACAATCACACGAATTGAATGCGTGACACGATTTGCAAGTGATGACGGCGGCGAATTAGATTGCAATTTAATGGTTTCACAATGTTTAGAACAATTGCGCACACGTTCAGCAAATTATATTGATTTGACCGCCAACGGTTTTAATGTTTATACAAGCGTAAACGAGGGCGTCAAATATTTAGAAGACGATTTAAAAGACTTTACTTATTATCGCGCCATTATTGAATTGTCAAATAAAATTGAACAAATCGACGCGGTGGGCGGTTTACAAAGCGAATTACAAAACGAGTTACAATCTTAAAAAATAACCAATGGCCAAAATAACCTATTCAAATAAAACAGACAATCAAACGTCAGCATTGCCGGCGATTAATAAAGTGACCGCCGCCGATTTAAACGAAATAAAAACGTCAGTTAATGACATATACGACACGTTGGGCGGTTTTGCGTTTTATGAAGATGCAACAACGGCAACAACGCCAATAAATATTTCAGCGGACACCTGGACCGATTTAACAAATGACAAAGCCGGCGCCGGTACATTAACGACTTTTAAACCGTCTTATGTTAGTGGCGATTTATGGGATTCAGCAACAAATACAATTGATTTAGACGAAATACCAAACGGAAAAATTATTGTAGTAAGAACGGATTTTGAATATACGGCCGGTTCGTCAAATCAACACGTTGACGCGAGAATATATTTTCCGGACATTTCAAAAGAATTACATTTTTTACATTCGGATTTGGGTTCGGTACATGGCGCACATCATTTTGTTAATACAATGCAATTTTATACGGATTCAAATATCCAAACATCGGACGCAAAAATTCAGTTTCAAGCAAGCGGAATCGGAACATTAAAAGTAAACGGATTTTTAATAACAGTTTTAAGTTTCTAAAAAATGAATGATTTTAAACTATATGTATTGAACACATTTTCGTTTATGGTTTCGTTTACTGCAATTGACGAAATTTTAAAAATATTATTATTGGCGGTTTCAATAGGTTACACCGCACAACGTTGGTATTATTTGAATAAGAATAAAGACAATGACAAAAATTGATGAAAACACACAATTTAAAATTAATATAAAAACAATTATTGCAATTTGTTTTGGTATTTTATCAATCGCCGGCGTTTATTTCACTTTAATAGCTAAAATTCAACAAATGAACATTAATTTAATGCGAATGTCTACTGAATTAGAAATGAATTCAGAATTTCGTATTAAATGGCCGCGTGGCGAAATGGGTTCATTGCCGGACGACGCCGAACAAAATTTGCGTTTGATTTACATTGAAAAATACCAGGAAAAAACAATGGTTGATTTAGATAATTTAAAATTAAAGGTTAAAGAATTAGAGGGTTGTATTAACGAAAATTAAAAAATATGACTAAAAATTTTAAAATAAACGAATTTAAATGTAATTGTGGCAATTGTAAAATTAGCGCCGACGTAAAAAATAATTTAATTAAGTTGGCGGACCAATTGCAAATTTTGCGTGACAAAGTCCAAAAACCAATTAAAATAAATTCCGGTTATAGATGCGCTAATTACAACGACAATGTTGTCAAAGGCGCCAAACATTCAAGACACAAAAAAGGTCAAGCGGCGGACATTGTAATTGACGGAATGACGCCAAACGAAGTACACGAATTGGTTTGCGAAATGGTCGAATTGGGCCAAATCAATTTCGGCGGAATTGGAAAATACAATACATTCACACATTTAGACATTCGCGATTATTCGGCGCGTTGGGATTATACCAAAAAATAATATTATGGCAAAGCAATCATATAAAGACAGAAACGGAACAACGCGCGTTGGCGACGCATTGCGTTGGTTGGTTTCCAAAGGAAAAAAAGTTGCGCCGGAATTGTTAGACATTGCCGGCAACATTACCGGAATTGAAAGTTTAAATTTGTTAAGTGACAAAATAAAAAATGACGGCCAATTGTCAGAAATTGACAAACAAATGTTGTTGGCGGAATTAGAATTTGACGTTATAGAAATGCAAGAAGTAACAAAACGTTGGACGTCAGACAATTCGGCCGATTCATTCATGACGAAAAACATTCGGCCAATGGTATTGGCTTTTTTAACTTTGACGTTGTTTATATATATTATTTTGGATTCGTCAATTGACGGTTTTAATATAGCGTCACAATGGATTGATTTATTGTCAAGTCTTTTATTATTAGTTTACGGCGGTTATTTCGGCGCGAGGTCAGCCGAAAAGATTGTCAAAACCTGGAAAAAATAATTTATTAAATATCTTTTTTAATTTTTGTATTTTTGCTAAAAACAAATTTATATGTCATTAGCAGACGACGCAAAACTATTGTTAATTCCAACCGGTTACAATACATCAAAAGTTTATTCAGTATTTCCAACGGACGGCGACGGCGATTTTACTTATACACGAAGCGGCGACGCGTCAAGGGTTAATCCGGGCGGTTTAATTGAAACGGTCGGAACAAATATTCCACGAATAGATCATTTCGGTGGCGGTTGTCCAACGTTACTTTTAGAACCTCAACGCACAAATTTACAGGTTAAAAGTGAAGAATTTAACAGTGGTTTTTGGATTAAATCAAGAACAACAATAACCGCTAATAATGCGGTTGCTCCAAATGGGGAATTGACCGCAGATAAATTAACAGGAGATGGCACCGGAACTTCTTATATTTATGACGGAGTTACTTTAACTAATGGTGTTAAATATACAATTTCAATTTTTGTGAAACGAATAATTAATATTTCATCTTTTGCTATTAACGTTTTTGGTGGTGTTGGAGCAGCTTCTTTTGATTTGGTGAATAAAAATGTAAATTCAACAACGGGCGATTTTACAAGTGCTAAAATAGAAGATTATGGTAATGGTTGGTTGCGGTGTAGTGGAACTTTAACTTTGTCATCGGCAACAGGCACTAAAAATATTGGATACGGTTTAGTAGATTTTAATGGTGACCAATTTTATTTGTTTGGCGCACAAGTAGAAGAGGGTTATTTAACAAGCTATATAAAAACAGAAGCAAGTGCAGTAACAAGATTAAAAGATAATTGCCACTTATTAAACCAAACTTTATTTACTGACTATCCTTTTACAGTTTACGCAAAGGCAAAAGTAGATAATTTCTCAAATGTTGCTTTTAGTCTTATTGATAGCCTTGCAAGTAATAAATATTTATCTATTCA